ATTGTTGTTGAGTAGAAATCATCTCTGGTGATTCAGAGGTTGATTGCTTACCATACAAACCTAATACTTTTGAAGCATATTGTTTATCACCACCACCATTATATGCAGTGACTGCTTTTTCTAAATTACCACCAAAGCGTTTTATTAAATCAGCAAGGTATTTACCAGCAGCATTAATATTTTGTTCATCATTTGTTCTATCAGTAATACCATAATAAGAACCAGTTGGTTTTGTGAATTGTGCTAAACCTTTTACACCTGTTTCTGAAACAGCATTTGATTTCCAATGAGATTCAGTTTGAATCACAGAAGCAATTAAATTAGCGGGCACACCTGATGATTTAGCCGCTTTTTCAATTAATGATTTAAATTGTGCCGCAGGTTTTTCAAATTTAGTTTCATCCATTTCAAAAGCAACTTTGATTGGATTTTTAATTGCCGATGTTTGTAGTTGTGATGATAATTTACTTTGCAAATCTTTAATTTGAACATCAAATTGCTCTAATTTAATAGGTGCGTTTTTTAATGCTTCTTTACCTGCATTTTCAGCTTGAACCGCATCTTTATTAGCCTGAACTAATCTATGTTTTTCTTCCACTTGTTTATGAAGTAAATCTAATGATTCGCCATGAGTTTTTCTCATTAGTTCCTCATATTCATAAACATCTTTTGTGCCTTTTACTAATTCTTTGGCATTTTTCTTGTCATCTTCATATCGAGCTTTTAATTGATTATAATAATCTTTCTCAATATCTGTTGCATCCTTGCCTGATTTTAAAATTTCATTTTCACGTTTTTGTAATTCACTAGAATATTCAATGCTTTTTGAAAATAATGCATTTCTATCTTTAATGAATTGATTCGCTTGCTCCATCTTTTTTGCAAGCATATCTTCATTTGTACCAATAGCCAATGGACTCATTTGTGCTGTTGGTGAATAATTAATATTAGACGGTAATTGTTTAAGTTTTTCTTTGGCAGTTGCTTCTTTTGTCAATTGGTCAAGCCAATCAGATGCTCCTGTTTTGTCTGATAAGTATTTAAATACTTTCTCAGGTGCGCTTGCAACACCTTCATAATATGATGTCACATAATTAATTGCTTGATTTGCAAGTTCTGTTTCTGGTTTATATGTTTCAGCTAACCACGCTTTAAAGCGAGTTAGTTTTTCCATTGAATCGGTTATAAAACTACCAAGTCTTTCTGTTATTACATCAAATACACTACCCCATGTAGCGATACTAGATTCATCTAATTTTATATCATCTTTAAAATTAATAAATGCTGTGCCTAATGTGGCTAAAACAGCAATTAATTTAGCATATGGATTAATGTTTGATATTATTAACCACATTGCTTCTAAACTAGTAACCACACTTGCCACAGTTACGGCTGATGCAGCTACTGCTAATCTAAATGATGTGTAAGCGACAATTAATGTTTCAATTGATTTCACAATAACATCAAAGTTGTCTGCTATTTTTACTGATGCTTTATAGAAATTATCAGATGCTTCAGTGCCTTGATTTAATTGACCAACCCATTTTGTAAAACCATTTTCAATAGTGGTAAACGCTTGTGAAAAGGTTTTGTGTGTTTTTTCAAATGAAGCGGTTACCTCAGCTTGACCTGCAACAATAGCTTTTTGAAATGCTTCAGAAGATAATTGACCTGCGTACATTCTATTACGCAATTCACCAATAGTTAATGCATGAGTTTCTTCTGCTTTAATTGCATCAATTTCAGCTTTTGTTGCACCTCGCAAGGATGCTTCTTGCAATCTGATTTGCTTATCTGACTCCATGAAATGTTTAGCCACAGTAGCCATTACATTAGGCATACTGTCCAAAATAGATTTGAATTCTTGCCCACGAACAGTCACACCACCAAGAGCTTGCTCTAATTGAAGTAGACCACCACGAACTTGATTTGGGGATGTTCCCATAATCGCAAGTGATTTTGTGACCACATCAATCATCTTAACTGTTTCACCTTGTGTCATATTCAAGGTTTCAGCCGCACGAGACATTCTTAAATAAATAGAGGTAATGGCTTCTAATGGCGCACGATTATCTTGAGCAAGTTTAAATAACTTCTCTTGCATCTGAACAGCACCACCTGTTTTCTCTGTGGCAATACCCACAGCATTCACAAAGTGTAGCCAGTTATCTGCGTACTCCAGTATCTGACGACCAGATAGAACCACACCAACAGCCATTAATGCACGATGTACAGAATTTAATGAATCCGTTACTGCACCCAATGCGTTAGTTGTTCCTTGTGTGTTTGCAGTTGGTTGATTTGTAGTACCTTGACGACCCATCCATGTAGAGTTCATAGCCGCTTGTCTAGCTATAATTCTATCTTCACGAGCTTGTGCATCTGCTGTTTCTTTTATTGCTTTAAGACGGTCATTGCGTTCCATCTCAATAGATGTTCTTCTTACTTGACGCAGATAGAGTTCATCTTTTTCCATTTGAGTGGATACTTGTTTAACGCTTTCAAGCCATCTTTTATTATTATCTTCAATTGCTTTATTGGTTTCAGCGAGAGAACGCTTCTGTGAATCAGACATAGCACTAAGACCTGATGGTAGTGCTTGGTTTGCTGATGGCACAGGTGCGTATGCTTTAATGTTACCAAGTAACATTCCAGTTGTATCTGTTGCTTTTTGTTGTGCTTGTATTTGTTGTGTTTGTTGTTGTAGACCTGAAGGCATTCCACTGAATGCTGTAGGTTTTGGCGCGGTGTTTTGAATATTTCCAAGCATCATCCCTGCTTGAGATTGTGCTTTCTTTTGACTTTCTAATGATGCTTCAGCAATCTTTTTTATTTCATCTTCTACACGTTTTGCTTCAGCAATACGTTGTTCTCCAAGTTTCACTTCATTGGCTAATCGTCTTGCACCAAGGTCTTCAATCCATTTAAGAAACAATTCATGTTGCTTTGCTTCATCATCATTTTGCTTTTTAATACTCGCTTGTTTTTGCTTTGCTGCTTCAGCATCTTTAGCCGCAATTATCTTTTTACCTTCATCAGCAGCGGCAACAATCTTTTTATTCTTTTCAGCCTCAGCTTCAATCTCTAATTGCATTGCTCGTTTAGATTCAACTAACTTTAAAGCAGCCGTCTGACGATATAGTAAGATTGATTTCTTATTTGATTCTGGAATCAAATCTAATAACTTTTGAACTGCTTCACTTTGTGCGGCATATAATTCTTTATTACCAGAATCCAATGCTTGTTTTTGCAGAGCAAAAGAATTCTTTAAATCAATAATCGCTTTATTTGCATCTAAATCAAATGTAGGTGCTTTGACCTTTTTATTTGCTTCATTAATTTTATCAGCAGTCTCAATTGCATTAGCCACAATTGAATTTGATGCTGCTTTATTAATACCAACTAATTCTTGTGTTTTTTGTTTTTCTTTTTCAAGTTGTAACTTACCTTGAGTTTCCATCTCAATACGAGCCATCTTAGCTCCTTCGAGCATGGCTTTACTATAATCTTTACCTAATGCTTCAAAACCATCTGACATCTTCTTGATGTTATCTTCAATGCTTTTAAATGATGATAAAGTCGCTTGACTGAAATTAATAGTCATTTCAACTTTATTGATAGAATTAATTAATTTATCTAAGCTAGAGACTTTCTCAACTGCTTTATCGATACCTGTGGCATCAACTTTTGTTTCAATCGAAAAACTAACTGTTCCGTCTGTTGCTGACATAATTTAATCCTCTATTTAGTAGATGTTTCTTTATCTTGTTTACTGTTGTAATGCTCTAAGTACACTCGGTCAAGTAATTTAATTACTCTTATTTCATAAGGTGATAGTGAGACACCAACTAATTCACACCATGCTTTGATTTCGCTGTAGGAGATAGCATTCATGCCCATACCACTTTGACGTGTGCTATTTAAATCTAAGAACCACTCCCACAAGTACATAATAATGTGGCTAACCTCCACAGTAGTAAGTTCTTGTGGGGTAATCCCTGTCATTTCCTCGACAGCCTTAAGATGTTCCCTATAGGTTGCACCATCCTTTTGTTTCTCGGATAGCTTTAATTCATTTTTAGTATATTCAACTAATTGTTCAACTAATGAATCTAAAAATAATCCCACGCTATTTGATGCTTGAGTTATTTGTTTTCGTATAGATTGATTAGTTGAACACACATCAAGAATATTCTCGTAAGTAAATTCTTCTTCAACTCCACGCCAACCAACAGTTCTAAGGACAGATGATTGAATTTCAAAATCACGTTCTTCTTCCACACTAAAAAATGAATCGGAAGAAGGGGATAATTCTTTTATTTGAGCCACACGTTGTTTAAATAATAACGTGCCTTTTGTGTTGAAGTTTACTCGTTTGGCATATTGTGATATGACACTTATATAAACTCCCATCCCTTGACCTGTAATCTCAGAGATGACTTCAAATTCATAAGGTGTTTCACAAATAGGTAAAATATTCATATGGTTAGGTATGGTATATGTCTCATTATTATTTCACAGTTTATCAGATTTGTCAATGTCAGCAGATAAAAGAAAACCCTATTGAAGATGTTCCTCAATAGGGTTTAGTGTTTTTCTTATTATAAGAAAACTATTTTGTATAGTGCGACATATCTTCTGAAGCAGTGACTACTTGGTCACGAATCACAGGATTTGTTTTGCACAATTCAAAAGCGAGTTCTGGTGTGAATGTTTCTTCAATACCAGACCAGCCTACAATACGTTTTGCAGCTAACTCAATACCAAACTCTAAGTCGTCTTCAACTTTAGTTACTGGTACATCTTTGCCTTTTTTTGTCATTTGTGATTCTGCTTGGCGTTTAGCATTAACAGCTTTTGCAACAAGTTTGGTAATCACTTGGCTATGTGCGCCAATAACTTTTAATGTAATACCTGTTGATTTACCTGTTTGTTCATCAACAATATCTAAGTCGTAAGGGGTATCACAAGCCGCTTCAACATTGAGCGATTTTAATGAGATTGCCATATGGAAAGTCCTTCAATTTTGGTTAGTAAAATTGCTTATGCAACATAATAATCTTACCACGTCACCCTAACTAAAGTCAAGTAATTTACTACAAAAAGAAAGACCCTCTTTCGAGGGTCAATCAGTCTAACTTCGGGAGAAAGTTATTTTTTAAAGCGCAGAGTCTTGAATCTGAACAGTGGTTTCTTCAAAGTTTGTAGAACCAATTGCTACAGAGTACAAAGTCGCAGTGAATGGCATTGTTAATAACAAACCAGATTCACCATCGTTAACACTCGCGTCACTGAATTTAACTTTAGGTAATACTAATGAAATGAATTGACCATTTGCATCACCGTCAGCACGGAATACAGCGATAATAGATACTTCATCTTGGTTTAAGAAGGCATCACGGTATTTACCATCTAAGAAGTAAATAGAACTGTTACCTGTTACGTCAAGTGAACCCAAGAAGATATCAGGTGTTTGGTCTGAACCAATAACCGATGCATTAGAACCGTTACCGTTTACTGTGATATCAAATGAAGTCAACAAGCCAACTTTTTCAAGTACAGCAGATGTACCTTTTTTGTTTTTGATATAAAGCGCACCAGTAGTAGCACTAATTGTTGTATCAGTACCAGAAGCAGTTGGGTTTGCCAATTGTTGAATCTGAGCTGATTTAGATGCAGTACCCATAACAGTGATATCAATGGTTGACATCGCAGATGGAGACAATTTAATTGCTAATTGAGTTGGACGGCAACCCAAGAACAATTGTGATTCACCAATATCAGAATACCAATGCTCAATCGCATATGAATCTTTAGTGTGATTTGATTTTGGGATATAGGTTTTTTTACCTTTAACCACAAAACTTGGAGAAATTGCTAAACCAGTCAATGCAATGTTCGCAGAGAAGTTATCTTTCAATAAATCCAATACAATTTTAGTTGCAGTGTTTTCAATAACGATAAAGTTATAGTTATTGAAAGCGTTTAATGTAGTATTACCCCAAGCAGATGTATAAACAACGTCACCAACTTTTAAAGTTGCTGTGGTATCTGTTGATGTAACTAATGTCAAACGTGGAGTATCTTTAGTTGCAGTTGATGCTGTAATTGCCACAGAAGATGCTGTTGCACCTGTTGTGAAATCTCTACGGAGTGTAGAACCAATGAAATCAGCATAGGTTTTGTTAGATAACTCACCAGAAATTGTACCATCTACAGTACGACCACCAACTGCAAGGTCAGCACGTTGCATATCAGTACGAATTTCGTTTGATTTGAATGTTTGTAATTTTAAGTTCATGTTAGAACTAACACGTCTTAAATATTTACCTGTAATTGAAGTTACAAAAGTAATTGCACCTGATGAAGGACTTGTTACTAATACAGGGAATACTGTTACAGATGTAGTTACCACACCAGTTGCAACAGATGCAGTTACGATATACGCATTACCACCAATAGATAGACGTTGACCTACAGGGATAATACCCGCTGTGAATCCACCAATAGCTAAAGTTGAAAGACCCGCAGTACCAGTACCTGTTGCGCCAGTTGTTGCCGCAGTTGGTGCTTGACCAATAGCAGGAGTACTTGCAGTTGTGATTGGGAACTCTTCAGTTGAAGCTAATAAAGTAACTTTAACACCAGCAGAATAGTTGTTTAATGCTTTAGCATCACCAGCAATCAAACTGACGATTGTGGCGGTTGTAGTGTTACCTGATGTGTTTTGGGTAACTGCTGAAACTTTATATTTATCAGAACCAATTTGGAATAATTGACCAATAGCCAATAAACCCGTTACAGTTAAGTTTGTACCTAATGCTAAATTGTCACCTTGTGCAATACCAGTTGATACTGCAATACTTGCAGGAGAAGTCAAGCCTTCACCCGCTGTATCTTGGACTTTACCAAGCTCGAATTCTTTAGCATAGCTTAGGGTCTTAAAAATACCCGATGCAATAGAAACTGCCATTGTGAAACTCCTTTCTTAAGAAATAATATTACTATAAAAATATATTTTTACTGCTACAACAAAACGGTCTGGCTCATTAGGGAGTGACCGAATATCTGGTGTTTTATCACAGAGAACTGAGATATTATCTTTTGTAAATGATTGACCACGTTTAAACTTAGCACGAATCTTTTCTGCTTGAGTCATCACATCAAATGTACCGCCCAATAATGGATAATGAAGTGTAATCAACATTATTCCAATCTCACGATAGAACGCATCGCCAATTGTCGGATTAGTCGAATTAATAACAAGTGACACAGATTGATAAGGAACGCCTGTTTTAGGCGTGTAAGCAGTATTTTCATACTGAGTATCGATACTCGGTGTAATCGTGGCTAGGGCAGTCTCTAATGCAGCTCTAATTTTGATTTGGCTCATCCTACCTCCCTAATTGATTCTGCTAAAAATGTGGGGACTTTTCTAATAGCATTTGATGCAACAAGTCCTTGTAATCGTGGGGTTTCATTATGAATTGCCCAATTTTGATATTCGATTGTACTTGCGTACTTTGTATTGTTCGTGAAATAGTGTGTTGTGAGTAATTTATTATTATTTTTAATGTTGTTTAACATTCTAGCACGAGTCACTGTGCCTTCAATATCCTCACCTTCTATTTCTTCTGTAGCAGGTGAATCAATTGTGTGTTGCCAATTTGCTTTATAGTGACCTGCTTCATAATCAGGTTTTGGTTTCCATTTCCACAAATCGGGTTCACCCACAGGTGATGTTTCCATTAACTCATTTACAACTTTTTCTAATGTTCTATCAATAACCTTTTTTGCTTTTACTTCTACTTGTTTTGTAAGGTTACTAATTAATATGGACTCACTGTAATCAGCCATTAGGCTGTCCCTCTAATCCCTAATTCATAAAGGAGATTTGTTCCCGCTGGATTTGTTTGAGTCACAGATACAATGTGGTATTTTGTTGTACCAATAGTCACAGTATCGTTAGTGGTCACAGAAGTTAAACCTGAAGGTTTAACGAGTAGTTTTTTATCACCACGCATAATGGTCGTTCCATTAATATCTTGGTCACCATAGTCAAATAATACACCTATTGAAGTAATATTTTTCACAGTGTCAGTTGATTTACCTAAAGCAGGGTCATACGTTCCTTGTGTCACAGAAGTAATTGTGATGGGTTGTCCCATCTCAGTAATTACGTCATCAACTTCAAGAACTAACTCACCCCAATTCATCGAATCACCTGTGAAGAATTAGCTTTCAAATAAAGTGCAACTAATTTATCTGCCGCAGGATAGCTTTTATATACTTTTTGTGAAATAATTTTAGTTGGATATGAGGTTTCTTTTTCTATTGAACCAACTTTGATTCGTGTGTTCACACCAACTTCATTTGAATAATCAGTTGTTAATTCAGCACTTAATGCACGGATTGCATATTCACAAGTAGCTTTTTGAATAGCAAGAGGTACACCAATTGGTTTACTTGAATTATCATATCTTGGGAAAGACAATGCTTGTGGGTTATCTGGATACATTCTTGTGCCAGCAAATTGAACAGAATATCTAAGTTCAATATAATCTGTTGCCTTAATTAATGCGGCTTGTTTTTTATCTGTATCGGTATCAACCCATGTTTCGTTTGCTCTTTCCGTGAAGTAAGTATTTGCAAACGCAACGCTACAATACGAATTAGCATCTACTTTTCCAGTACCATCTTCTACGATAAACATTAAATAACTCCTTGATTTGATTGTGCTACATTACACGATTTTCGTGTTTTTGTCAAGTTATTCATGTGGTGTTTTGAGTAGTAACACAGTACTTAATTTCTGTTTCAATCGAATCATATCTGAATCTAATATGCGTATTTGGTCTATTAATGTCACAAGTACCACATAGGCTTCATCGAGAATTGGTTTTATAATTGTTGTAGTCCAAGTCCAAACATAATAGACAATGTACCCCATTCCAATCGATGCAATAATTGGGAATCCGTATTGATTAATATAGTCAGCCACATCTTTAAGTTCCATATCACTTTCCTTGTTTTATATCGTCAGGAGGGATTTTCAATGCTTTGCACATTAAATTATCAATATGCACGATATCATTAGACATTGATGTCACACGTTTGTCTAATTGCTGAATAATATTAATAAGGTTTTTAACCTTCTCAAGTACAGAATCTAGGATAAACTTCTGCGTGAGGAAGACAAAATACATCCCCACGCAAGCAGCTGCTATTGGAAATCCTACTTCAGTGATAAAGTTTAGAAAGTCCATAGGCTTTTAGGCTAAGAAATAGCTTCAGACACTACATCAACTAC